GGTTGAGAAGAATCTGTATCACTAGCTGAATCATCTATCATCTGTTGGTTTATTTCTGCTATTTCGTCTACAGTTAGATGAAGTATGTTTTTACGTACCCAATCTTTAGAATAAAATACTCCAAGATAATTATTGACTTCGTCAACAGTTGACATTCTATCACGAAGAATTTCAGCTTGCTTAAGTTCTTCAAAATGATTATCCAACATAAAGTTATAACGTATTTTGTTCTTAATTTCTGGCCATTCTTCTGGTCTGATTATACCCTTCAGAATAAGTTGCTGTTCAAGCGCTTTATCGAATAACAATGAAAATCTGACGCGGAGACGACGTATAAATTTAGAAAACTTAACTTCATCACGCGAAATTTCAGAAGCTCTACCAAGCGAAAACCCAGTATCTGATTCAAGTCTAGAGATAGGAACATTTAGAGATTTGTATAACTTCTTTTGAAAATACAATATATCATCCATTTCTCCAAGGTTTTGCCCGCCTGGAAGAGATGTAATTTCAGTTCCTCGGTTACCTTCTCTACGAGGCAGCCAAAAATCATCTGTGATAGTCATAAATTTGCGATCATCTCTCATCTCGCCAGTTGCGGCATCATAAATGACTTTATTTTTATGGTTTACCATCATTTCGCGCAAATATTGCTCAGCTTTAATTTTTGGTAAATTTCCAACATCAATGTAAAATACTCTACGCTCTGGTGCTCTTGAAATACGATATATAACAGATGCATCTTCCATCATGCGGAGTTGATTGAGTGGTTTATATGCTTTGTGTATGTGAGAAAGTATCACGGTATTTTTTTCATTTAGCACACCAGAATTGCAGTTAATAATAGAGTCTACTGCGATTCGTAATCCTTGAATACTGTCAAATGATACTGATGGCGTCATATTATTAGTATCATAGCCACGTTCACTGAAGACATAATATTCGTTCTTTATTTTCTTTAGAGCAAATTGTACGCCAGGACCGTTTTTTTCTCTTTCAAATTCGCGAATTTTTCTAATTTTCCGAGGATCGATATAACGAAGTTCCAAAATACCGTTTTTTGGCTGGGTTTCATCGATCACGATATGGTAATAAAGTCTTCCATCAACATACCATCTCATAAATATTTCATAGCCCTGATTAGAAAAATCCAAAAGCTGAAGCACATTATCAAATTCTTCACGAATTTTGGTTTTAACTGTCTCAGGCATATCTAATTCATCAGTGATACATTCAACTGGCTTCTTATCTGTTGAGATGTTGATGGCTTCATTTGTAATATCATCGACAGCCGCTTGAACTTCTGGTTGTAAAAGCATAGACCGATAGCGGTTAACTAATTCCGCTTCGGTTTTAGCTGTTCCATCAAGATCAACAAACGTAGACTGACTACCACCAGCAGCAATAGATATTGCGCCGTCATCATTGGTAGGTTCGACAAAAGAATGCCGAACCACGTCGTTTTTACGTTTTATTTCAAAACCAAATAGTTGCATCTAAATTATAATTACTTTCATGTTAATTAGGCGTTAGTACCACCATCTCCAGTAACACCACTTATAATATTCCACCAGTCATATTCAAAAGTAACCGTGAATTCCTCGATAGCCTCGGTCGCTTCCCAGGCCATTTCGATTTGAGAAACTTCAACTGGGAATAATCCGTTGAATGCATAAACTCGAAGGGGCGCACCAGTTTTAGAGAATTGTGTAATTTGTGCTTGTGATTTATATTGTAGTGGTGAAGCACTGCTAAATGACGTAATATTGCCCTGGTGTGAATTAATAGATGATAGCCAAGATTCCATAGCATTACGGATTAAAAAATCTTCATCATTGATAATGGTAACAGTCCATGGATCAAATGTTCTATCGCCAGCAAGCTTAATTTTACGTCCAAAGTATGGAGCTTGTATTAAACTGACTCTTGACGACGGTAAACTTGCAGCTTTAGCCATGAATGGAACTTTAATATCGGCAATGCCATTAGCCGGATTAGTAATTTGTATTTGGAAGAGCGATTGTTTTGCCCCTCCAAGTGTTAATTGACTTCTAAGTTCGTTGATGTTGAAAGCCATATTTATTCTCTCCTATTCTATTCTAACTATTTATACTTTTTCCAGCTGTCAACAAATAATGTGCTTAAGCATTAATATCTTGAGTTTGTGTTTATAAAAGATTGCTAGATTCTAATTAAAACCTTTAACGTTATTATAATTATTTATATAGAAGTACTTCTCCACCCATAAACCATATTACCAGCATCACACACTATTCTATACTTATTAGCTGTCATGTATGTAATTTCCTAAATCTCGTTGGCCCTGAGATACATTTCGATAATACACCCACTCATAATCATGTTTTGCAAATAAATCCCACAAGAAAGATTTAGTAAATTTATATTTGTCTGATAGGGCATATACGTTTAACTTATTCTTTATATGATCGTCATATATAACAGATGGATTTGCAATTAATTGCAATTGTTCTGACGTAAAAGTACATAACAATTTTTCACGATATTTACGTTTTGCTTCTTTTATTCGGCGATTTGATATATCTTTATTTTGTTGTGCATATTCTACACCCCATCTGTTTAACGTCGTTTGTTTAATTTTTGCTTGTATTATAGGCGACTGTATAGCATATTCAAATCCATATCGTTCAAGATTAGTGCTTTTTACTTTATCACGTATCTCGCTAGATTTCATGGGGTGATCAACACCAAATCTTTGCAAGTTTGTTTTTTTAATCTCGTCTTTTATTAAACTGTTTTGAAACACATTATCTGTACCATAACGTTCTTGTACAGTTTCTTTGAGTTTGTCTTTTACAGCCTCTATTTGCATATGATGAGAAACTCCATATTCTTGCATCATATGTATCTTGCGATTATTTATTGCTTCAATCGAATTCATAGCACAGGCATTACCATAACGATTTAAGTTTGTAGCTGCGGTTTTTTCTCGTATATCTTTATTTTGCATCGGATTAACCACGCCATAACGAGATCTCATAGTCTCTTCACAGCGGTTTTGTATAACTTTAGATTTCATTACATTTTCAACACCATATCGTTTAAGTGTTGTTTCTTTTCGCTTACTTATAACGCTTGGCACTTTAGATATATTATCTACATTATACAACGAAAATAATGTATTTTTTCGTTGTTTGTTGCCATATTCAACAGTGCATTTCCTGCATAAATAAGTTTCTTTTTTTGATAGTATTTTAAACGATGCACCACACGCATTACAATTAGGAATATTCCCATTAAATCTGAGAATAAAGTCTATTTGTAATGGAAGAGAATAACCCGGAATAGCGGCGTTTATAGCATTAATAAGCCAGTTTAAACTATTCCGAGTTACCCATTTATCTCTAGAGGCCCATGTATTTAATTTATTATCTTTATCTAATAGGTTATTTTTTATGCCTATAGATAAATCACTCATGTTCATTACAGTTTCCTTAATATTTTCTAAGAAATATGAGATTATTTATACAAGGTCTCTTAACGTAAACCGATAATTTCCTCAAACTCGATTCCCGTTCTAACCGCTACGAAGTTCAGCTGAATAAAATTGATTGCCCGGGCAGGTTTGATATAAATATCGCCAACAAATTCATTGCGATCTATGACTTCTGGAGTGTTATTTGATTCATCACATATAACACGGTAATTGTAAATACCACGACGGCCTTCGACATCTCTAAGAAATGGCTCAATCAGATTTCTGAATTGTGCTCGAGTAAATTCGTCATTGAATTCAAACAGAGTACTTTTTGATGCTCGTGAGATAGCTTTTTCGAGAACAATGAATAGGCGGCGTACGTTAATTCGGTCAAACGCCGAAGGCTTAAGCAAGAATGTTTTATCACCAAACAGTACTGTTCCTTGACCAGATTGCGTGATTACAGAATTAACTGCTAACTTATATAGCGCGTCACGATCTGCTTTTCCAGGATTATATGCGAGCTTTATAATATTTTTGATTCCACCTCGATTGTAACCAGCTGGAGAAAACCATGGATCACGAGTATCATCAGTGCGGGCGCAAAGACCTGCGATATCGCCATTTAGCGGGGTATACAGATATTTATCATTGTATCTGTCATATCGGTACTTATATCCAGAATCGACTACACCATACGATGAAGTAACTACTCCAGAAAGTGCTGTAGCAAAACCACTGACTGACGATAGCGCAGTAGATTCATTTACTCCAACTACATCTGCTCTAGCTGGTGAAATGAATGCTAATGCATCTGTTCTTGTTTGTGCCATATTTATTATGTAGGAAGCTAGTTCAATATCATTAATTCCTCG